TCGTCCAATAGATTGTATAACCCTAACAAAGCTCTTTCCGGGTTCCAAAAGAACCAGATTAAAAATCCTAGGAATATTAATACCCACAGCGGCCACACCATAAGTCGCCACAATAATCTTGTTATCAGCAGTTTTAACTTCATCATATTCTTCTTTACGATCTTTTGTTTTTACTCTACCTGATATAAAGACTGCATCGTCTAATTTCTCTGTTAAAAATTCTCCGCTTTCAATTCTATCCACCAAGACAAGAGCATTGCCTGACTGTGCTATCTCGTTAATTAAAGACGAAATATAGGTCATTCTATCTTTATCAGTAACAAGAAATTTTAGTTCTTCAGCATAACCTCCGAATTCTTTCCATTCGGCTGTCTGAACGATATTTACATGGCATTCGGCCAAAACACCTTTTGTCTGTAGTTCGTGTGCTGCTACTCTGTGTACCACTTCACCTAGGCTAGCACGTAAACTTTGAAACTCAAAATCCTCTTTTGGTACGGTTCCTGTTAGTCCCCATCTTATAGGTGAATGACTAAGATTGTGTGTTAAAAGTTTTTTTAGAACTTCTGCCTTAGCCATATGAACTTCATCTACCATAACGCATCGAACACCTTCTAGCAGTTCTGCTAGTGTTAACATTTCCTCATCTTCTTCGCGATTTTTTGAATTTTTATCTAAAATATTAAGACTTTGCCATGTACAAATTGTATGAGTTTTACCCAGTTCTTTTCTATCTCCGTAGTACACACCTACATCTAAACCTACGTTTATAAAGTCTTCTTCTGTCTGTTCAACAAGACTTTTATTAGGTACAATTGTAACAGTTTTTCCGTATTTTTCACAGATTTTTGCAAGTGTAGCAGTAGTAATAGTTTTGCCGAAACCTGTGGCAATTTCTTGTATGCACTGCGGATTTTGTAAAAATTTATTGATCACTTCAACTTGATCATCACGTAGTCTGATAGGACTACCTGCAAACCTATGTCCTTCTGGCCATGTTTTTTCACCCCAAAAATCCTCGAAAATTTCGTCAAATTTTAGGTCAAATGAAGGTCTGTTATCTTCAAGGTCAATGTAGTAGTTCTTATGTTCTAAAAACTCTAGTACCTGCGGAAGCATGGAAAGATAGGTAGTGCCTCCTAGTCCGAAAAAACTCACTGTGCCGTCCCATCGACCTAGTTTATAGGCTGGTCTAAAGCGAGCAGTAGGGTCTTCGTACTTGAATTTCTTTACCAATGCCTTACGAGTGTCGAGGTCTAGATTTTCAATCTTAACATTAACTTCGTCTTTGATTATAACTTTACATGATGCCAAGATCTAAATTTCCTTGATTGGATTTTTCCGAGTAATATACCATATTTTCGTGTTTTGACACAAAATCCTTCATGGTATAATGAACATTACCATGTCCTAAGTTTATTATACTATGGAATTTGATATTTTGCTTGAAAACAGGCTTGGGAATTTTGCCACTTACTACAGTTACCTTTGTGTGGGGTCCTAGAGAACTGTTTAAATTATTATTTTTGACAAAATCATTGAATTTTTTGTCGGTTTCTGATGGTAACCTAAACATAACTGAAATTTCTTCATCGACTATACCTATGTCATTGAGAAATTTATGAGCCATCTCTAATTTTTCCAGTTCACTACCGCCTGGTACAATAAACATCGAAGGTAGCATGTTTCTCACAATGTCAGCAATTGAGGAAATTTCGTATTTTTGTGAATCAATGAGTACTTGCTCACTAGGATCGGTCTTGAGAAAGGCCTTAGTTGCAGCATTAACCGAATTCGACATTAAGTATTCTTCAAAATAAGCGTCCCATACACTGATACCTTTGCGTCTGGCCTCAAATAATGCCTCAAGGTCTCTGGTAGCCTGTATAGGCGGTAAATTTTTAGGTGAATTTTTCACTAAAATTTCATTATTTTCTGTTTTTATTAAAATCGGTATATAATTTTCAAAATTTTTCGTGACTTCATTGACCTGCACGAGCAAATCTGTAAATTCTTGACAGAAGGTAACATTAGGCCCAGAAAATAACTCAGACACGAATAATATTTCAGACTCTTTTAGAGAAAAATACCAGCATTTTGAGTCACTGTCCCAGAAATTGTTATTATATTCATTTTTACGCTGTCGTATCTGATTAAGAATTTCTTCATTGTAAGGAAATACTGCTTTTATACTCTTTCCGTCTCTGGGATGGTCAGAAATTGAAATATTTGTTGATGTAATTAGGGTCCTAATTGGTAATTTGTAGGTAGGGTTGACTAAAAACGGTTCAATATCAATACCTAATGCCGATTTTAGACCTAGTTTATATTTTTTAAGAATTCTTATGGCTAAATTTGCCTGTTTTTCCGTAAAACCATTTCCTCCTATGGTTTGATTGATAAAACTTTGCACTACTGAATCGTCATACTGTGTTAATAGTGAATAACAACTCAATCCTAGTACAGAAATTAGGTGTTCTATAGTCATTTTTATAAAGTTATGTCTTCAAGCCCGGCAGCACGTAATTTTATCACATTACTGAGTTGCCATTGTTTAATATCTAATGCTTTGATGATGCCTAACCATTGATTTCGTAATAATGCAAATTCGCAGACAATATGTTCCATGTCTACTACGTCTTGCTCGCCCTCTACATACTTTTCTACATCTCTAGAACTGAGAGCACGTTGATAATTCTCTAAATATTTTCTAAATGTTTTAGATTTAGTACGTCTTAGTTCAATATTTAGATATTCAAGAATACCTTCTATTTCTTGAAGTTGATTAAATCTGTGCTCAACAATACCCGGTAAAGAAGCAGAAGCCTTTTCCACGTTTCCGTGTATTTTGACTTCTGTTTTTGCTGCGTTTAGTTCTTGATAGTAAAATTCGATACAGTTAGGGAGATAAGCAAGGTCTTTACTGACTTTTGAGTACCAAGACATCAGTAATCCTCTTCATCTCCCTCATCCCAATCATCATAGTCTTCCTCATCTTCCTCATCTTCCTCTTCGCCTGTTACTAATTCAATGGCTTCGTCTAAATGAGGATCATATCCCTTAAGACCTTCTAGTGTATCTAGATCAACATCATGCCCTTGTAGAAATTCTATAAATTGACTGGCCGCTGTTTGTCTAGTCTTTTCAGGAATATAGTCTCTAAAGGTTTCCCATAGTTCAATGATCAGTTCTTCGTCCATTATGCTTCCTCAGATGCTTCAGGCTCCACTGCGGCTGCTGGTAATGAAGTGTTATCCCACTCTGCCATAATAAGCATTAACTTTTCTTCAGTCCAGTTCTTACGGAATTCGCTAGCAATCTCACCTGTCTTCTTACTTATATATTGTAACTTATTTCCGCTTTTTGTCAATACTCCCATCTTTTCAAACATGTCTACAAGACCTGACGTAGGACTCATACCTGTTGAATATGGTATCTTAACCTGAACTGATTCGAAAGGCTTGGCATAACGTGTCTTCATTACTTTACAGGCCGAACGAATACCTAATACATCTGAAACTTTGTTGCCATCTTCGTCCTCTTTTAGTTTGAGTTTTTTCATAGCAACCACAATAGATGACGCATAGATAAAGCCTTGCCCGCCACTAATTTTGTCATCTGGATCGAACATGTCTTGACTTGCGTATGTATGATTAGTACATACCAGTCCGACATTATAACTACCGAACATATTAACACAATTACGAACTAGTGCTGTGAGTGCCTTAGGCTTACGGCCCATATCACCTTTCAAGTCACCTGCTTCGAACTGATTAATATCAGTAGGTGTCATTAACATACCAAGACTATCAATAACGAATAATACTTTAGGTCTATCTTCCATAGCCTTGTATTCTTTCATAAATTCATTAATAGTCTTGGCAACATCATCAATCATAGCCATGTTGAGTTTCAACAGTTTATCTTCTGAAACATCAACACCTAGTGCTTCTAGCCATGCCTGATCAAGAGCATTTTCTGAATCGACTAAGATACAGTAGATACCCTGACTTTGAGCGTGTCTAATAATATTACCTGAGCAGATATATGATTTGCCTGCACCGGATTCACCTGCAAACACTGTTACCTTACCAAGGGGAACTCCCTTAAAGAAGTCCCCGGAAATAAGATAGTTTAGTGCATAGTTGCCAGTAGAGATCCAGTCTGTAGGATCGTTAAAGCCAATACCTAAACCTTCGATAGATTTAGTAATTGACTTTCGAAACTTTGAAATGTCGAAAGCCTTACCCATTTTAAACTCCTAGTTTTCGCTCTTTGTAAGAGACTACTAGTTCTGTCCGACCAATTGCCTGTAGCCATGTGTTAAGACGATGAACTATAATAGAATCGTCTTTAGGATTGTCGAAGTTAATATTACAATCCATTACTGTGTCGCCAGATTGGTCCTCTCTAGAACTGTAGTTTAGAGAATAACTCTCATTAATCTTTACCGCTTTAGCCATTGCAATCACCTATTATTGTTGATTACGTTTACGGATCATAGCGATAATATCTGCTGCACGTTGGCTAGCATCACCGCCTGCTGATTCAGTTTTAGCAGGTTGTGTGTCTGGTTCAAATGGAGGATCTTCTTCTACAGTCTCTGCTACCTGTTTAGGAGCAGCGGGTTTTGCAGCGGCTGATTTAGCAGTGCTTTCAACGCCGCCCATGCCTGCGGGTTTGAAGTATTGACCCCAACGATCCATATCAAATGCTTCACCGTCAACTGACGCTTCGAACATTTCCTTGATAACCTTGAGTTCAACTTCACCTGGCTTCTTAGGCAAGAAATCTTTTAGGCTATATAAACCATATTGCTCAATTGCTGCTTTTTCTTCTGTGCTTAGAGCACGTTCACGACGAGCCCAGTTTGAAGTAGAATAGTCAGCATAACCGCCTTTTGAAGTTTTAGTAATTTTAAAATCTAAACCACGAACATAGTCAGTTGGCAGTTCTTCAATCTCACTGTCCATAAGAGCATTTTTAACAATGTTAAAAATCTGACTACCGATAATAAACCTACGGATAGGATTTTCAGGAGTTTTGTCTTCGGACAATTTACTGTCTACTACAAAGCCTTGGAACAGATACGACTTTTTCTTCCAGTATTTACGACCCATTTCTTCCAGTGATTTATCCTTAAACCAAGGACGAACTTCAGTAAGAACAGGACATGTCTCACCCCACATTTCCATACAAGGAACTTGAACTGTTACTGGTTTCGAATTAGTTTCGCCTTTTACACCAGCAAAGGGCAATTTAATCATTGCTCTCTCAAGCCAGAAAAAAGTATTGTTTGAGTCACCGTCCGGAAGGAATCGAACTGTTGCTGTAGTACCTTCTGCAATATTCCAGTGAGGATAAATTGCGTTATCACCAGAACTAATTTGAGTTTGTGCGCTTTGTTGAAGTTTAGCGCGAATTTCTGCTAAAGTTGCCATAATGTAATCTCCTTGATAATGTGCCTTTAGTTTGTGCCATTTCCTACTAGCCGACTGACTAATAAGAACAAGTGCATACATCTAATTGTATACGCTTTTATTTATACTGTCAAGAGTAATTAGTTCATTTTATAGGTAAATTTTGTCTTACTAAGTAAATTTTCTCTATTATGTACAACTATTTTCCTACATTCGGTTAAGAAAATTTCTTGCTCGCTAGAACTCAAATTACATAATCTTTCTACTTCATTTACTATTTTCATTAACCGTTTATGATCATTTTCTTCTTTATCGTAGGATTCATCGATATAAGGATGAAAAGTTTTATAACCTAATTGATGCAGTAAAGGTAAAGTATTAGCAGTTGTAATTAATAAAAACGGATGCTCTAAACCTATGCATTTGAAAGTTTTTTCTGTTATAAATCTACCTACCGAATCTAATGTAGGGTGTGTGTAAAAGTTAGTTTCACTTACCAAACTGAACAAAGTATTTTCATATAGGTAATGCGATGAGAAATCAAAGAAAGATCTATTAGTAATTAAATCATCTGTATCAAGATATAGTTCAGGCAAGGATTTAAGAACAGGTTCGTATTCATTTAAAATTTTTGTAATTTCTTCTGATTCTGTGTTGAACTCTTTTATACCCTGATATACTGTGTCCCAGTCATTGCCGTCATCTGATTTTCCGAAACTTACATAACCTTTATCAAGAAGATTTCTACTTGCAAGTAAGGCTATCATAGTAGGTCTATGCATTCTCCATCTTCTGTTTAGGTTCAAAAATGTTTTTAAATAATTTTTCCTTTCTAATGTAGAAAGACGTATACCAACTCTGTTGTAATAAGGTTGAGTAAGTTGATCTATGGCTGCGTATTCGAGTTCTAAAAACCATTCTACTTTTATTTCAGAAATACCTAATTCTTTAGAAACTCTTTTAACTTCTACAATCATATCAGGATTACCTGATCCTAATATAATTTGTTCGGGGGGAAGTTCATTTTCTATTACTAAATGTTTAATTAAGGGTTCTACAGTATTAGGAAAACATTCGTGAAAGTTTACCATCATTAGGAACAATCTTCCTGATTTTATTTCATTTATAATTTCCGGATTTGCAACGTCTGTTAATTTTATTTTTTCAAATGTATCTTTAGTTTTGTACTCACAATAGTAGTAATCTGCGTCTTCAAAATCACGCATGTTCCATACTATTGTGCTGTGTGCGAATGTCGGTTTTGTGTAGTTATCAAATGTGCTTAAGATAGGGAAACCCGATCTATTAATAATACCCATGAGTCCTTCTGTTATCGTGTTATTTTTGCTAGTTTTAGTATTCTCTCTAATTCGACTGCTTCTATACCTTCTCGCTTGATGTCGCCTGTGGGTTTACCGTTAATCTTAATTTCTTGTCCTGGTGGAGTATTTTGAACTGCCTGTCCGTAGGCATTACCTTCATTAGGATCTTCTTCTACACCTTTCTCGCCCATTACAGCAGGTTTATGTTTTGCTGCCCATTTTTGTGTCAGGCGTTCCATAAATTTCTCTGCTACAGTACGAGCATGAACTCCTACTTCTTCACCATACTTTTCTTTGATTTCTTTTTCTACATCTAGTAAAATGCCTTCTTGACCGTTGAAAGGTCCTACAGTAGGATTGTCTTTGTTAAATCGACTTTTAACCATTTCGGCAACACGGTGATATACTTCATCCATGTTTTGCCCTTCACTAAAGTTACTCATAGTGTTATTAGTAAATGTCATATCGTCGTTTTCGACTGAAGGTTGTGGGGCAGCAGGTTCATCCTTAGGTAATACTGCGCTTAATGGCGCTAATAGATCAGGATAAGCATCTGCTGCCCAGTCTCTAAATGTTTTTAATGGATCTGCGCTTGCGTCTAAATCTGCCTGTGCTTGAAAATCTTGTTGTAGTTTAGGATCGTCAATACCGAATTGTTGAAAAAATTCAAATGCTGTATTAAAATCTAGTTTTTGCCCTGATTGTACCATGCCTTCTAATTCTGATTTTAATGCCTCTACTTGATCAGGAGTGAGTGTGCCTTCTTCAAGAGCATCTGCCCACTCTGTAAAATCCTCAATGCTTTCCGCTGGTGCCTTAGTCTTCTTCTCGGTGTCACGACGTGCTTTATCACTTAGATTAGTTACTTTGCCTCTAGGATCCTTACCGGTGGACTTTTTCCATTCACCCTCTTGTCTCCAACTAATGACATTGCCGTCTTTATCTTTTACTTCTGTTCTTTCTTCTTCAACATAATCTTCAAGGTCAATCTTCTCCTGCATAATACTATGAATGAGTGGGAACAGTTCTGCCAATTCTTCATTAAATGATGTTTGTGTAAATTTTTGTTTGTAATCTTCTAAGGTCACAGGGTCGAGCTCTGATAGTTGATTAAATCTTCCCTCGTCAAATGTAGCAATCCATGATTCATAGTGCATTCTTTTGCCTAATGCTCTAACCTGTGCCTTAAGTTCCTGTAAGCGGCCTACGGCCCTCTCTGTTATTCCCATTGCATCGTCATGCAGTTGTGTTCTCTGTACTTTGCGTTGAAATTCTCGTAATTGTGCGATTTGTTCACTCATTTGAATGATGGCTTTACCTGCAGGATCGTGCGGAACTCCGCCGTGTTCTACGTGTTGAGCCATGGCAAATGCTCCTTCTAAATGAATAAAAGGATATTTAAAACGCTCGCCATCACCGTTTTCTATAAAAATTGCCTTGATGTTTTTAGGATGACTACGCATACTCGCGTGTACATTTTCCATGCTCTCTGTATGTCTTACTACAACCTGAGTACGACCTTTCACAGCACGACTGGTTTTCTTAGTGCTTTTGTTTGTCCATCTTGATTCTGCTACTGTAGTCATATCTTGTTCCTTGGGTGGCTGTGTGGTTGCTAGATGTTGAAAGTCATTTTTGTCTAAATTAGTTTTAGCAATATCTCTTGTATCAAATCTTAGCAACCTACGCATGGCAAATTGTCTCATTTCTTTTAGGAAGTCATACCAGAACTTCTTAGCAACATCGTCTTGGTTCTCTGTTATGCCTTGACTGTAGTAAATTTTAAGGCTACCTAGATCTGCTAGACTAATACTAACACGACCTAGATCATGTCCTTCTACAACGAAGTCAAAATCAAAAAACATGGCATTAGATGGGTCAATAGTCACTGCACCTGTTTCGTCACCCATTTCAAGGTTGCTGAATCTAGATCTAACTTTATCGAATAGATCTTGCGAAATTATTTGTATGGCTCTCATAATCAATTATTTATTTAAAACGTGTTTACGTAGATAGGCAAAGGCATAATCCATTCATCCTCACGTTCTTCACGCATCTTGTCATAAACGGCAGGATCCCACTCTTGTAGTACCATAGCCATACGTAAGGCTAAGAGCATAGCAGAAACAAGATCATCATGGGTGCCTTCTTTCGCTTCAAAACTTAGACGTTTAGCCACAAAAGTTTTAAGTTCTGATATAAACGGTCTGGATCCTATATCAAGCCTGTCACTTTCTATTAGATGTTTTAACTTGGCACATATGGCAACTTTACTTAGATGTGTGGTATTAAATCCACGCCTAAACCTACGCACATGCCCTTTCTTTATAGGTTCACTCAAGAAAAGTCCTGGAATACTTTCTTCGCCTATTTCCTCTATACATACTAGTGCGGCTTCACCTACTGTATTATTTTCTACACTAAAATATAGGCTAGGCTGTATACCTTTTTTCATAAAATCTTTTTCAATAAACTGGCATATATCTCTTAACAATCTAACTTGACCCTGAACAGGTGTTAAATTATGCTGCCATTCTGCTACCTGTTTGAAGGACGGTATCTCTAAAACTTGTATAGCAGCATAATCGCCGCCTGTTCCTAGACTAGGGTCTAGACTTACTAGATATGTTAGTTTGGTATCTATTTTCTTATACCAGCGGCATTGTCCCATCTTCATGATAGGTTCGCGGCCTTCTAATGCGGCCAGTTTAATCGAATTTATTAATGTTTCATCAAATACTAAAAATTCGCATTCGTGTTCGCGGCGAAAACGTTCTTCGCCTATTCTGCTGCGTTCTTCGTTAGCCCATTTCTCATCTCTGTCAGGGTGTTCGCTCCAGTGTGCCTTAAAAGGGAAGAAACCGTTTCTACCTAATGTAGTAGAATTACCGAACTCGTCAAATCTATAGTTGGCTTCTTTCCATATTTGTGAAAATTGGTCCTCGTCTGAATTAGGGGTAGAAGTTATTATAGCCTTACCGCCTGTAGCCAATGTAGGCGATATGGAAGTCCAGAATTCACTGGCAACGTTAGGTGGCACGAAAGCAAACTCATCGGCATATAACAATGATAGACTCATACCACGACCTGTTGTCTCTGTTGTAGTTTGTGCTACAATACGTGACCCGTTATCAAATTCTAAACTTTGCTTATTATAACTTGTTACACCGCAGCGTATATGATCAGGACACAATTCATAAGCATATCTAATACGTTGCATAATCTCTTGAGCACCAGTGTATTTGTGTGCTGCAATTAATATGGTGCTATCAGGTACAAACATAGCAAACCATAGTAAGTACCCTGCTGCTGTAGTAGTTTTACCTGTCTGTCGTGGTAGTAAATTAATATTAAATCTATAGTTATGATAACTGTCCACTAACCTAACTTGATAGTCGAAAGCATTATATAACAATTTTCCTTTTGTAGGATGTTGTATGTAAAAAAATTTATTAAGAAAATAATGCGGTCCGGTTTCTTTATCAGCACATTTGATAAGATCATCAATCTGCTCATTGGTAAATTTCTGAGTGCTATGAGCAGATTTGACTAGTTTATTATCTATATTTTTTGAGGCCATACATTTATTTAATGAAAAAAATAGCCTCCGGAGAGGCTATTTAGGCTATGCCTTAACGTTTTTATCCTCTAACATATTTTTTATATTCGTACATAAGTTGGTCTTCAAATGTAGCGAATGCCTTAGGACGGTCGCCGTCCATTCTATCACCGCTGCCAGGATGTCCAGCAGGGTCTTGATTGCTTAACTTGTTGCTATCAAAGGGAGGAGGCTTATTAGGATCAGATGGAGCATTGTCATATTCTTCATCTTTCTTGCCTTTCTCTGCTTCATGATCATCCATGTCATGATCTCCATCGCCGTCTATATCGCCGTGTGCTTGACTGACATCATCCTTACCGTCGTCTTCGGGTTCTTTTCCATCGGGTTCTTCACCACCTGGCTCGTCATCCATAGGGTTCAATTTGTCTATTACACTACGCATCGAATCTGCAGGACTTTCTGGAGGACCCATTACAGGTTCTGCTGGGGGAGGCATTTCTCCCTGTGGTTCACCTTGCGGTGCCATAGGAGCAGCATCTGGTGATTTCATGCCTGCTAGGCTTACAATATCTTTAAGTAAGTTACCTAGTTCATCTGCGCTGCCTGCTGTCATATTAATGCTGGCAGGAGTAGAAGGTTGCATAGGAGGATGCATTTCGCCCATACCCATCATACCGCATTCATCTACCTTAACGTCGCTTTCTTTTACGACTCTGGGGTTTTTAGCATCTAGTTCTGCTAATTTTTTAATAACATCAATCATCTGCATGATTATTTCCTTAGATCTTGTGCTTGAAATTTCAGCAGACTAGGTTGTTTTTCTTCTTTGTCTGTACTAAATTTCGCTTGCCCTTCTGTGGGAATTTGCTCTCCTCTAGCCTTGCGCTCTAGTTTAAGCAAATCATTTAGTTCTTTAACAAATCCTGAATTATATTTGTCCCCATAGTAATCTTCAAATTGAGCATTAGGAGATTCTTTATAATTAGGATCATCTAACAGAGCACCTTCGCGCTTAGGTTCTATATTTTGATATTCTTCTGTAGGTTCACCTGGACGTTTAACTACAACGTGTCCGCGTCCTACCTGTAATTCGCTAGCAATATATTCAGTAAGTTCATGCTGTGTCACCGGATAATGTAGGCTAACTTCATAGATATTAACTTCTACATTTTTGAGTTGAGGAAAGTCTAAGGGCAATTGCTGAATAGGAGTCTTTTTTAATTTCTTGAATCCACTTAGTTGCCATTTGTCCAACATGTTCTTTAAGTGAGTCTCTTGATCACCTGTCATTTCACAGGCAACCTTGACCTTAAAATCATATTGCTTTTTAGATTCAGCGAGATGTTCTTTAAATGATTTCATAGTGTATTATTTATCCATGT